ATTAAAATAGTGCAATTTTGCACTTTTTTTATGGTCTTTGACGAAAATTTGAAACAATGATATAATTTATATAGAGTTCGAGAGAACTTTATCTATTCACACGTGGACGAGACCACGAAAAAAAGCGAAGGGAGAAGATATTATATGCGTGAATTTTTAAAAGGGTTAGATTTAGATAAGGAATTAATTGATACAATAATGGCTGAACATGGTAAAGAAATAACTGGTTTAAAAGAACAAGTTAATGATTATAAAGAAAAAGTAAGTAATTATGAAACAAAGATTAATGAATTATCTAGCAAAGCAGATGACAATTCTAAAACATTAGAAGAATTAAATGCTTTAAAAAAACAAGTTGCTGATAGAAATTTAAATGATAAAATTTTAGAAGCACTTGGAGATAAAAAATTTGTTAATGATTATACTAAAAATGCTGTCATTAGTGAAATCAAAAAAAGTCTAGACGATGAAAGTAATAAAGGAAAATCAATTAACGACCTTTTAAATAATTTTACAGAAGGAAAAGATGGAATATTTGCTGAAGAAAAAAGTGAGCCAAAAGCAACAGGTACTCAAAGCAATAATTCATCAATTCCAAAAGAAAATGGTGTAAGTGCTATATTAAAAGCAAAACACCCAGAATTATTTGATTAAGAAAAGGAGAGATGAAACATGGCTAATCCAATAGCTATAAATGGTACTCACAAAAGACGTGAGACTTATGCAAACGAAGTTTTAGCAATGGCTAAATCTAAAGTTAATATTTACGAAGATTTCTCAACTGATTATGAAATCGACGGAGCAACTGGAGCAATTAAAGTTCCAACTAGAAGTGCAACAGTTACAATTAGTGATTATGATATTTTAAATGGTGTTCAATTAACACAAAGTGCTACTGATTATGTAGACCTACCAGTAGACAAAAACTATGCTATTAATGAATTAATAGATGGTTATGAAGCAGAAGCAGTACCTGATAACATTCGTGCTAACAGAATTGAAGCTGCAGGATATTCTTTAGGATTAAAGAAAGAAAACATGGCAATTACTGCATTAGTTGAAGATGGTACAACTTCAAGTGATACTACTGCATTAACTAAAGAAGATGCTTATGAAAAAATTGCTGCTGAAGTATCTAACATGAAAAAAAGAAACATGGAAGTATCACAAATGAGAATAGTAGTAAGTGCAGATACTGAACTATTACTATTAACTGATGACAAATTCGCTAACACTTCAGGACAACTTGGTGCTGAATTAATACGTGAAGGAGTAATTGGTAAAATCAATGGTGTTCCAGTAAAACCAAACTACTTATTACCAGAAAACGTTGAATTTATTGTTTATGATAAGAGATTTACTCAAAAATATGAAGTTTGGGCTGTTGAACCAACTATCAAAGATATTCAAGATGATGCTCATATCGGTGCTTCACATTTAGTTGGACGTGAAGTTGGTGGATTAAAAATCACTAATGCTTTAGGTGTACAAGTTAAAACAGCAGGTTTATAAGATAAAGGAGGGCGTTTATGAATTTTGAAGGACAATACCTAACTTATGAAGAATATAAGGCTTTAGGTGGCACTTTAGATCTAACGCCTTTTAACTTATTAGAATTTGAAAGTAGAAGAAGAATTGATATAAGAACTCAAAATAGATTAAAAAATGTTAATAGTGAAGATATGCCACAAGAAGTAAAATTGTGTATGTATGCGTTGATAAATAGTATTCAAGAATTTGCAAGTTCTACAAGCAATATTGCTAGCAATAGAAATGTTGCTAGTGAAAATACTGATGGCTACTCTGTTAGTTATATAACTGCAAATCAAATAAGTGATATTGTAAAATCAAAATGTGATGAACTAGATGATATTATAAGAACTTATTTGCTAGGAGTTATATATAACGGAGAACACCTAATGTATTGTGGAGTTTAGTATGATTACTAATTCAAGTTTAACTGTTTATCATAAAGAAAATTATTTAGATATGGCTACACATTTAGAAGTGTGGACTAGACATAACTATGATAAAGTGTGGTTCTTTGGTGGCAAGGGCGCTGGAATAAACAAAGGATATGACAATGCAAATGACGTACAGGTGCGTATACCTTATAACCAAAATGATGGATTAAATATAAATGATTTCGCAATTGGTGATATTCTTGTTCAAGGTACCCTTAACATTGATATAGAAACACAGCAAGATTTAGAAAATTATCTTATTTATAATATAACAAGCATTAATGACAACAACTTTGGTAATAATCAACATATTCATTTAGGAGGCAAGTAATATGCCTGTTAAAATGCAACCTACAAGTGTAATTAAAGCACGTTTGGGATTAGAACCTAATGGGCGAGTACAAAAATTCTTTACTAACACTTGCTATAAACACATGGATAAGTATGTTCCACAAGATAATGGTAATTTAAGAACTATTGTCGATATACAACCTGATAGCATTACTTATGAGCAAGAATATGCAGAATATCAATACTATGGAATGAGAAAAGATGGAACACACGTTGTTAAAAATTACACTACACCAGGAACTGGTCCTTATTGGGACAAGCGAATGGTAAGTGCTGAAATGCAAGATGTTGTTAAAGAAGTACAAGACTACATTGGAGGTAAATAATGGAATATCAAGATTATAGGATTTCAAAGTTGCGTGATTATCTATTTGAAATCATAAATACTCTTACTACAAATAGAAATTCTCAAATTAATGCTGATTTTTTAGGCAAAGTTGGTGATTATTCATTAGATAAGATACCAACAAACGCCGAAGTTGAAAATTGGATAATTGGAATAACAAGACGTAGAGATGTCTATTCATTTAGAAACCGTAAAGCATATAGTCAAGACACTATTAATAATCTGAAAAATATAGGGTTCTTTGAAGAATTTGAAAATATAATTAAATCTAATAATGACAAAGGCATTTTGCCTAAAATAGATAATATAGAGAGTATCGAATGCTTAAATTGTGGAACATTAAATAGTGTTGATGGAACACAAGCAACATTTGATATTCAAATACAAATAACGTATAGAGAGGAGTAAACCTTATGAAGAAAATAATCGCAAAAAAAGACTTTACAAGTAATATTGGAGATTATATTGCTGGTGATGAAATCAAGGGTTTGACTTATGAACAAATAGTTAAACTAAATGAAAAAGGTTTTATTGAGCCTCTTAATTATAAAGAATTAGTTCTTATTAAAAGAGAACTAAAAAATCCGACAAAAAAATTTAAAAAAGAGGAGGAATAAAATATGGCATTAATACCAAATGATATTGAAAAAAATAAAAGACATCAATATCAAAAATTCTTGGATATTACACCAAGCGCAACTGAAAGCTGGAAAGTAATTGGTATTGGTATATCTGAGGCAAATGTAGAATATGATCCACAAGTTGAAACTGAACAATGGATTATAGAAGAATCTGCTAGAAACGACCATACAGGAAATCAAAAGAAATTAAGTGTAACTCAAAAATGTTACAAAGGTGATCCTGAATTTGAATTTATAAATGCAGGACGTGATAAATTAAACTACACTTCACATATACTTGAAGTAGACACTTGGAATGGAACAGGTGGAAGTTATCCAGCTAAAAAAAGTGATTGTTTAATCACAGTAACTTCATACTCAGGAGCAGAAATTGAATATACAATTTACTTTAATGGTGATCCCACTGAAGGCGTAGCTACTATTAGTGATGGAGAACCAAGTTTCACAGCAAATACAAGTTTATAAAAAACCGAAAGGGCGAGGCGAAATAATCGCCTAGCTCTTTTTAAATGATAAAAATATAGGAAAGAAAAGGAGATAATAATATGACAGACAATATTATTAAGTTAAATAAAGACAATGTATTAAGGTTAGGAATACAAACAAACGATGGGAAATCTACTGGAGAGGTGTTAGAATTCGACCTAGAAGATATAGAATTACTTTTAAAATATCAAGAACTTTTAGAAAAAGACAAAAAAAATAAAGAATATTTAAGAAATCAAATGTTAATAATTGATAAAAGAAAAGATGTTAAAGGTAAAAAGTTGTTGAGCAAAAACGAAGAAGATAAAATTAGAGCATTAAATGACTTTTTCAAAAAAGAAGTTGAAGTTTATGATATTTTTCTTGGAGAAAATGGAGTTCAAAAACTTTTAAATGGTAGAAAGTTGGGCTGGACTACATTACAAGAGATTGATGAGATAATTGAAAAACAAATTGCACCACATTTAGATATTAATATGAAAAATATAACTGATAAAGTTAAGAAAAAATATGGTCAAGCTGTTAAAAGAAACAAAGAACAAATTGAAGTGATAAAATGAGTTGTATAAAAAAAATACAAATTGGAGATACAATTTATAATGCTAATACAGATTTTAGAGTTGCTATTGAGTGCAATAGAATTGCAAATGATGAAACAATAAACAAATATGAACGTCCTTTAGGTATCATTTGCACGATGTTTGGTGAAGAAGGGTTAGATAATCCTGAACACTATGAAAAGTTGCTGAAATGGGCTTTAAATTATCTATCATGTGGTAAAGAAATAAAAAAAACTCAAGAAGAACCTGATATGGACTATATAGAAGATATGGAATACATTGAAGCAAGTTTTATGAGTGATTATGGAATAGATCTAGAAAACACAGAAATGGATTGGCAAAAGTTTAATAAGTTAATCAACGGCTTATCTAATAGTGAAATTGGAAACTGTTGTGTATTAAATCGTGTTAGAAATTTAAGAAATTTTGATGTTTCTCAAATTAAAGATCCAAAAGAAAAAGATAAAATCATTAAAGCGAAAGAATTAGTAAAATTAAAAACACATAAAGAAGAAGTTGAAGTTGAACTTAATGAACAACAACAACAAAGTGTCGATGAATTTTATAAAGCACTTGGCTTTTAGAAAGGAGATGATTTTATGGCCGGTTATATTACAATTGGTACTGAACTTGATACTAAAAAATTTGAAGCTCAAATTCAATATGTTGAAAGTAAAATGCTTGATATAGAAGATAAACTTAAACAAGCTGATATGGGTTTTGAAGTTGGAGATACCCAAAAATTAGAAGCAGAATATGAAAAACTTGGCAACCAATTAATTGGTTTAAAAGAAAAACAAGAAAAATATAATCAAAGTATAAAAGAAGTATCTAGTACAGGAATAATTAATATACAAAGTCAATTAAGTAATATTGGCAATTCAATCGAAGGTATTACTAAAAAAGTTTTTCGTTGGGGACTTGCTGTTTTTGGTATTCGTTCAGCTTATATGGCTGTTAGACAAGCAATGAGCATAATTTCTAGTCAAGATGAACAACTTGCAGCTGATATAGATTATATGAAAAATGCAATTGCTTATACACTCGAGCCAGTTGTCCGAGGAATTGTTAATCTCATGAAACAATTGATGTTCTATGTTGGTTATGTAGTAAAAGCTTGGACTGGTAAAAATATATTTGCAAGTGCAAATAAAAGTTTAAAAAAGACAGTTGGTCATTCTAAAGCCTTAAACAAAGAACTTAAAAAAACAAATAAAGAACAACAGAAAAATTTAAGTTCACTTGATGAAATAACAAACCTTGAAAAGCAATCTGCTGATTTAAATGATTCTGGTGCTGGTGGTGGTACTGGAGATTTAGGCGGTGGAGTTACAATGCCTAGTTTTGATTTAACAAATCTTGAAAATATGAAAGTTCCTGAGTGGCTACAATGGATTGTCGACCATAAAGATGAAGTTATTGCTGGGTTGCTTGGAATTGCAGGTGGTTTAGTGGCAATGAAATTAGGTTTTGAACCTTTTAAAGCTTTAGGAATTGGCTTGATAATCGCTGGAATTGCTTATGCAATCGAAGGATTGTTAGAATATTTGAAAAACCCAACTTGGAAATCATTTGGAAAAATTATTCAAGGTATAGGAGTCGCACTAATTGGTTTAGGTATTTTAACAGGTGGTTGGGCTGTTGCAATAGTTGGTGTAATTGTTTTAATTGCTGGAACTATAATTAAGTATTGGGACGAAATAAAATCATTCCTACAAAAAGGCATTGATTGGTTGACTGGAAAAAGTGATTGGGTTCATAAAAAATTTGGAAATGTCATTGGTGGCATTTATGATATGTTTGTAAATATGTTACAAGAAATGCTAAATGGTTTCGATCAACTTTTTACTGGAATAAGAGGAGTATTTGATGGAATTATAACTTTCATAAAAGGTGTCTTTTCTGGCAATTGGAAAGAGGCTTTAAATGGGTTAGGACAAATATTTTCTGGATTTGCAAATATCATTTTAGGTGCTATGAAAGTTGCTTGGTCTTCAATTATTGTTGTCGCAAAAACTGCGTGGGATTCTGTTGCTAAAACTGGAAGAAATGCTTGGAATGGATTGATAGGATTTATAAAATCTTCTATATCTGCAATTGGTGGATTATTAAGAAACTTAGGCTCATCAGCAGGTAATATCATAGGTAAGGCTTTTAGAGGTGTTGTAAATGGAGTTTTATCAGCAATAGAATTCATCTTAAACAATCCAATTAGAGCAATAAATTTATTGATTGGTGCAATAAATAAGTTGCCTGGAATTAGACTTAGTAAATTGCAAACATTTAGATTGCCTAGATTAGCGCGTGGTGGTATAGTAAATAATCCAGGTCCTGGAGTTATGATGGGTAATTATGTTGCAGGAGAACGTGGTGCTGAAGCAATACTTCCACTTAAAAATAGTGCATTTGTAAAAGATTTTGCTAAACAAGTTGCTGATAATATGCAAAACGATAATACTGATTTATTAATTGAACTAAATCGAAATATATTAGAACTTGCTAATAAGCCAACGATTTTAAATGTCAATGGTAAAGATTTAGCTCAAGCAATTTATAAAGATATTGAAAATGAAAAAAACAGATTAAATACTTCGACATCTGTTACAATAAAATAAAAATAGATAAGGAAGTGAATTTATGTATAATGCTTTTTTACAAGCTAACACTGGAAGTGGCTGGTTCGATTTGCCACTTCCAAGTGAATACCAACCAACTTACACGCATTTAGAAGATAGTTATAGAGATGCTAACGGAAGATTACATCGTGATATAATAAGATATAATTTATTTAAAGCAACCTGTGGATGGAATAAATTAGACTATGAAAAAATGGCTTTATTACAAAGGTTGTATGATTATAAACAGTTTAGATTAAGATGTACTGATAACAAAGGAAATAGAGTAGAAAAAATTGTCTATGCTAGTCCACTTGACGGAAAAACAAAATTTGTTGACAAAAACACATATCTTTTGTTAAAAAGGTCTAATGTTACAATGAATTTTATCGAGGTGTAATATGATAGCAACAAGTAATGATTTTAAAAAAGTAATAAAGAGCGAAAATAGACAATTAAAAGGATATGTAGAAGTTTTATATAAACACGAAGATATTAATGCTGAAATAAGTTCTGAAGGCATTGCAACAGACTTATTGTCAATTGTAGATGACGAGCAAGAAATATTAAATAGTGATAGAGTAGTAACTGATTACGCAACTTTTGAAAATAATTATTTTAAACTTAATGGTAATTTTATACTTCCTAACACTCAAGAAAATTCTAACACTGGATATATTAGTAATCATGTTGCTAGTTATTATGAAACAAAGAAAATAAAAATAGAAAACATCGAAAATAGTTCAGCTTCAAATATCACAATTTATTTTAAAGATAATATACCAGCAAAAATAAAATTAACAATTGAATATGAAAATCAATCAGAGAATAGTGTGTTGGAAAAAGAAATAAATAATAATTATGATGATGTTGTATATTTTGAATTTGATGAAATATCTAATATATTATCTATTGAATTTCAACTTGATAATTTTGAATATGACGATAGAAGAATAAGAATACCAAAAATAGAATTTGGTATAACAAACATTTACAAAAACAATGATTTAGTTAATTTTTCTTTGATAGAACAAATTAGTGAATTTAATACTGAAATGCCTGTTGATGAATGTGATGTTACAATAGATAATTATGATAACAAATTCGATTTAATTAATCCTACTGGATTAGTTAAATATCTTAATGATAATGTGCAAGTTAATCCTTATATTGGAATAGTTACTGAAACAAACGGTATTGAATATATAAAAATGGGAGTTTATTATTTACAAGGTTATACAAACAATAATGACAAAACAACAACATTTCATTGTGAAAAGAATTTTAGAAAATTAGCCAATTCTAAGAGTTACTTTAGAACAAAAAAATACATTTCAACTGTTGAAGAATATTTTAATGCCTTTTGTGATTATTGTAAAATAGATAATCGTTCATTTAATGCCACTACTGAAAATAATAGGGTTATTGATAATTATTTGCCATTACTAAAAAAACTAGAACAATTTAATATGTTAGCTACATTCGGCAACATTATTGTAAGAAATGGTAGAAATGACGATATGATAGCAGAAAATATAAATAATGAAATAAATGATGAATTGACATTAAATGAAGTTAAAAAAGTACCTGAATTTTCTTTAAAAACAGCCTTAAAAAGTGTAACAATTAATCAACCAATTTGGTTATCGCAACAAGTAAAAGAAACATTCGATCCAGAAAAAGATTACATCGTTTTATTTGATGGTGATATAGTAGTAGATAAAGACAATCCTTTTATAATTGAAATGGGTTCATTAGCACCGACTGGAGCTAGACCTAAATTAACTTTTGAACCAGCAATCGAAATGGGAGAATTTTACAATTATGGTATTCAAGATGGATATTATTTTGCAACAACTGGTAATTTAACTGGAAGTTATCACTTACTTGTAAGAGTTTCTTCTATGTGGCAACACGATATTCAATATAAATTTTTTTCAATAAAACAAAATGATGAAGGTGTAGAATTTGAAATAAATAATGAGTTTTATAATGATAATAATAATAGTCGAGAATCAAAAACATCTATACAAAATACACTTAATTATATAAAAGATAATTATAAAAAATATGATGTAAAAATTGATTATTTCGGAAATCCAGCATACGAAGTTAATGATGTTTTAAAAGTAGAAACACCTTATGGTTATAAAAATGTAAGAATTTTAAAACATACCTTGACGTTTAATGGTTCGTTAAACGGAACAATTGAAGGAGTTGGTGATTAATGTATAATAGTGAAGATTATATAAATTATCAAATTTTTAATGAAGTAGAAGAAAAAATCGAAACATTAACAAATTATATAAATGATAATAACATTGCAACAATACCTAATTTTAATAAGAAAAAGTGGTCTTTAAATGAAATTCCTTATGTTGAAGAAGTTAGTCGAATAGAAGTTGGTATTGACAATTTAGGTTTAGGCTTGTTTAAACCGACTGATTGGATAAATACGAGAAATTGGAATTTAACTACCACAAGTGAAACAAAAAATAAAAATGCTTTTAGTTATGAAGATATAAATAGGTGGTTATTTAATCTTAATTTGATAGATAATATTAAAGATGATATAATTAATATATGGAATGGTAAAAGTTACATATATTGGAATGAAAGTAGCGATTTTGAATGGGAGTGATTAAATGGCAAAAGTAAATTTTAAAAGATATGAAACAAATGCCGAAGCTGAAGAAAGTGATTTTATTGATGGGAATTTTATTGCAACTAAAGAAGGAAGTATTTATTACGATTACGAAGATGAAAGAATACAAGTAAAAAGTGGTGGAAGTGGCTCAAGTGATATTATCATAGTAGGTGATGAAACTGAAGCAACCGAAGATACAAAATTAATTGTAGAAGAAGAAGATATGGACTTAGATATGCAAGGTGCCGACTTTTTAAATGAATATAGTGATAGTGGAGGAAAAGGGTATAGTTGTAATTATATAAATAAAATAATTAAAGATACACATTCCACAGATGAAGTTAAAACTAACAAGGTTTGGATAGACGGAAAACCTATTTATCAAAAAATTGTTGAAGATCTTGGTGTACTTGATACATCATTTAGTTATATTCCTAGCCTTAATATTGATACATTAATAGATATGAGATTCATATACAAAAGAGATAATGATGGAAATACTGATTTTAATAATTTTTATAATACATCAAGTGATTATTTCAGAATTTTTTGGAGGAATTCACAAAAAAGTATAGAAGTTAGAAGTTCGGCAACAAATGGAACTGTTACTATAAAATTAGAATATACAAAAACTACAGATTAGGAGGTAAAATATGTTAGCAAGAGATAAACAAACAGGACAGTTTAAAAAAGTTTATGTTAAAGCATTAGATAGTATGCCAGTTGGAACTGAAGTTGATTTTGATGGATCAATTGCCGAAGTTCCTGTGGGTTGGGAAATGAGCGAAACAATTGATGATTATACAACAAGTCAAACGTTTACAGGAAAACATTGGATCGATGGTAAAAAGATATATCGAAAAGTATTAGAAGGAACAACAGGCTCTGCGGCAAGCACCTGGACAACGATAGGAACTATTAATGATATAGACGAAATTACTTCATTAACTGGTATTTTAGGAAAATATTTACCTATTCCTCAATATACTAATTCAAGTTATCTTGTATCATTACAAAACAATAATGGTAATATTCAAGTGTTTGCTGTTGGTTATTTATCAACTCCAGTAAAAATTATTGTAGAATATACAAAAACAACTGAGGAGGTTTAATATGAGAATAAAGAAAATAGGCGAAACAACACCAAGTTTTAGTGAAACAATTAATACATTTAGTAATTCTAAAAAAGATACATATAGTTGTGATTATTTGAACAAAAAAATATTGTGGACTAACCCTAATCCAACAAATGATTTTGATAGTCAAACAGTAGAATTATTAGACAATATAAATAATTATAAATATTTAATAATAGAATTTTTAACTCATAAAGATAGAAATACAATATTTACAGGAATAATAGAAAATTACAACAAAGAACAGGAAATTGGAAATGTGTTTAATTATAATGGTTTAATTTTTGTTGGTGCTAGATTAATTCAAATACCAGCAAATAATCAATTATATATTGAAAGAGCTTATGGATATACACAATTTAACGCTAGTGGGGAGTATAGACATGATGGTTGGTTAATCCCACAAAGAATTATAGGAATAAATTAATATGAGGTGATAAAATGAAAAAAGCATGGAATGATATTAAATCGTTCGTAACAGTGTTTATGACAATGGCTTATATAGTCTTAACATTTTTAAACAAAATGACACCTGAATTTCAAAATATTTATGTAGTAATTATTGCGTTTTATTTTGGAACTCAAGTTGAAAAACTATCAAATAAAATAAAAGGAGATGAATAATATGGAAAAGGCAAAATTTCCAATGCCAACTATGACGATCACACAAGGATATGACATGGGTACTCACAGAGGTACTTATGCTTTAGACATGGCTGGTGAAGATGGTGGAATAGATTGGGTTTTAGCACCTTTCACTTGTAAAGTTAAGCATGTTGAAAGCAATAAAGGATATGGTAACTGGTATTGGGTAGAAAGTGTAGAGCCAGTTTTATGTGCAAACGGAGAAGTTACTAAATTAGTCGCAATGTTTGGACATGACAATAAAATGAGGCATAAAGTTGGAGATATTATCAAACAAGGTCAACCACTTTGTGCAGAAGGAACTTCAGGTCATGCAACAGGTAATCACTGTCATTTTGAACTTGGTAAAGGTTCATATGTAGGTACTTGGCATCGAAATTCTTATGGTGTTTATATGCTATATAATGAAGTAAAACCTAACGAATATTTATGTGTACCTGATAATTACAGAATTAAGAAAACAGGTGGGTATACTTGGAAAAAAGAAAGTCAAGTAAAAACAGGTACAACATCAAGTGGTCAAAAACTTTATTTACCAAAAACTGCGACTTCTTGGAGAATTTATCCAGTAACAAAAAGACCTATTACAGGCAACGAATGTGGAAGACTAAATCCTAGCAAATTTGGTGGTCTTACTTATGATATTAAAGGGTGGACAAATCCAAATGTCGCACTAATTGATACAAGAGATTTTGGAAGAGTTCAAATATATGTTGCTCCGTCAACTGGAGCAGTAGTTAAATAAGAGTAGTTTTACTACTTTTATTTTTTTAAAAAAAATACAAAAAACATATTGACATAGTATTCTTTATATAGTATAATTGTATTGTAAAATTACAAAGGAGGTAGAAAAATGGAAGATAAAGTTTTACATATTGCCATCAGCAATGAATTAAAAAAACAGCTTAAAGATGAAGCCAGACAAAAAGGTTTGTCATTAAATGCTTATATCAGAATGTTATTGATTGAGAGGAATAAGTAATGACAAAAGAAGAATATTTAAAGGAGTTAGATAAGGCGTTCGGTGATTTTAAGTTTTTTGAAGATGGACATTATTATCAATATAAAGGCAAAGACGTTGGAATATCAGTCACACGTTTTATAGAACAATACGCACAAGAATTTAAACAACAAGAAATAGCAGAAAGAGTAGCAAAGCGTGATGGTAAAACAGTTCAAGAAGTTTTAGATGAATGGAAGTATAAAAATCAATTTGCTTGTGCAAAAGGAAGTACTTGTCATGAATACGCACAAAGTTTGTGGAGTGGCGAAAAATGGAAAGCCTTAACTTTTGATGAAAGTGATGAATACTTAAATGCAGTCGGTCGAATAAGAATGCAAGCAAGAACATTTTATTATGATTATCGTGATAAATTAGAACACCTAGCTGATGAATATATTGTCGGTAGTGAAGAATATAATATTGCATCGGCAATAGATCATTTATTCATTAATAAACTAACAGGCGAACTTGTATTAGTTGATTATAAAACAAACAGCTATTTATCAGGTTATAACAAAAAAGCATATTCAAAAAAAATGAAAGTGCCATTACAACATTTGAATGATGATGCCATTCACCACTACTATATACAGCTTTCAATTTACAGATATTTAATTGAAAAATACACAAATTTAAAAGTTAGTGAAATGTTTATTGTATATTTTAGTGAAAATATAGAAAACTATGAAATCATAGATATACCTTATCTTAAAAATGAAGTTGAAAAAATATTAGAGAATAGGAGATGTAAGAATATGAATAGTGTACCAGTATTGTTAATTGGACAAAGTGGTTCTGGTAAATCCACAAGTTTAAGAAATTTTACCAAAGATGAGATTGCAGTTGTTAATGTTTTAGGTAAACCTTTACCATTCAAGACAGATATTAAAGCACCAAAATTAGATGATTATGCTTCAATATTAAAAGCGATTGCAGGAACTAAAAAGAAAACAATAGTAATTGATGATGCAAATTACTTAATTACAAATGAATTTATGAGCAAGTCAAGTGTTAAAGGGTTTGATAAGTACAATGAGATGGGTAACAATTTCTTTAACCTAATCAATGGTATTAAAAACATTGAAGGTGGTAAGACAGTATATCTTATAATGCACGAAGATACTGATGAAAATGGAAATGTTAAACCTAAAACGATTGGTAAGCTACTTGATGATAAAGTAAATATTCAAGGTATGTTCACAGTATGTATCAGAAGTATGTTTGATAATGGCAACTACATTTTTAGACTTAAAACGAATGGTCAAGATTGTGTTAAAACACCATTTGGAATGTTTGAAAATGATACAATGGAAAACGACTTAAAAGAATTTGACAAAGTTGTTAGAGAATATTATGAATTAGATAAAGTTGAAGAAAAGAAAGAAGGAAACGAATAACATGTTAAAAAAACCAAGTAATTATGATGAAGTACAAGTTAATTTAGATTTTGAAAGATTAGAATTGGGTGGACATAAAGGAATTATTAAAAATGTTAGTGAATATACAAGTCAAATAAGTGGTAACACATCACTTAAAGTTGAGGTTGATACTGATTCAACTGACAAACAACCAGGATATTTTCAAAAACAATATGACAATGATACAAGAAGTGATAAAAAATGGTCAACAGGAGCTACTAAATATGTATCATTAAAAGAAGATGAAAACTGTGTTAAAATGTTAAAATCATTTATAACATCTGTTGAAAATTCTAATCCAAGTTTTACTTATGATTGGAATAAAGATGTTGACCAATTAAAAGGTAAAAAAGTTGGTTTAGTATTTGGACTTGAAGAATATCAAAATCAAGAAGGAAAATTAAAAACTGCAACTAAATTAAATCAATTTAGAAGTTTAGATAAAGTTGATCATGTATCAATTCCAAAAGTTAGATTGGTTAGTGGTGCATATATGGATTATGATGATTATATTGAAGAAGCTAAAGAATCAAGCAATCCATTTGAAGCACTTGAAGATGTAGTTGAAATAAGTGACGATATATTAGATTAGTTTCACGTTAAACATTGTAAAGCAACTAAAAAAAGTTGCTTTTTTTGTTAAAAATTTATAAAAAAGTGTTGTTTTAACACCACAAAAGTGGTACAATTTAATCAAGGTAAGGAGGTTAAGATATGAAACCATTATTTAGATTTATGAAACGTGCCGAAAAGGTAAAAAATAGAATCATAATACCTAAATTTTTAATTGAAAAATATGGTAGAGATTTTTATTTAGAAATCTATGAAGATGAAACTATTAAATTAGTTCCAGCAAAAATTAAAAATAGAAAGGGTAATTAATATGTTGGAGAAAGAATTATTTAAAAAATCTACATTTATCGACCTTTTCAATATGAATGAAATAGAAAGAATCGAAAGAGAAGATGAACTTTTTATCGAAGCTAGAAAGCTTGGAGTTGAAAAGAGATTTAAAGAAAGTTTAAAAAAGTATGAAAAGATTTTAAAATCTAAAATTGCAATAGATGATGACAATAAGTTACCAAAATGCAAATATAATATTGAAGATTTTAAATGGGGGAATTATACTTGTTGTTTAAATGGAATAACTGATAGATTTAACACAAAATTTAGCTATTTTCCTGTAATTCCAGTCGAAAGATATATCAACGAAGATACAGGTAAAGAAAAAGTCAAAATTATCTTTTACAAAGAAAATGAGTGGAAAGAACTAATCGTAGACAAAAGTCAGTTATCAATTAATAATAAATTGTTGTTATTAAGTGACGATGGGCTTGATGTTACAAGTGAAAATGTTAGATATTATATAAACTATTTTAATGAAATAATGAATATAAATAACATTAAAAAACTTGATAGTATTTCACACATCGGTTGGAAAGGTAATGACTTTGTTCCTTACGATTCACATGGTATATTTGATGGTGCTGATGATTTTAGAAACATTTACAAGTCAATTGGTAGCAAAGGAAATTACGAAAAATGGAAAGAAACTATTAAAGAACTTCGTAAACATAAAGTTATAAAGTTGTTAATGGCAACAACATTAGCAAGTCCATTGCTTGAAAAACTTAATTTACAGCCTTATATGGTAAATCTTTGGAGTTCACTATCTGGTAATGGTAAGACTTTAAGTTGTATGATAGCTATGTCAATTTGGGGTAATCCTGATATTGGAGCATTGAGATTATCAAGTAACAACACACAAAACTATTATTCAGTAGTTGCAAGTTTTATGCGAAACTTTACTTGTTATTTTGATGAATTACAAATTGTTAAGAGGAGTAAATATCTTGATTTAGAAAGTTTAGTAATGGATCTTTGTAACGGAACTGAAAAAGGTCGATTAAATAAAAATAGTCAGGCAAGAGAAGTTAAAGTTTGGTTTAATAATTTCTTGTTCACAAGCAATGATAAGCTAGTTAAAGAAAATGCAGG